ACGCTATGTGCGCCTCGCTGGAGGAACGCACCGGCTGGAAGGAGCAACTGAAGAAGAAGCGCAGCCTGTGCCTGAAGTTGATGCAGAAGGCAGGTATCGACACCACCGACTGGCAGCGCATCAATGACTTCTGCAGGAACCCTAAGATTGCCGGACGGGAGTTCGCTCAGTTGGGCGTGAAAGACCTTGACGCGCTGCAGGTGAAGTTGCGTGTCATTATGAGCAAGGGCGGTTTGAAAAGTCCCCCTTCCCAGTCCTCCGACATAGAGGGGAGGGTACAAGAAAGGCAGTTCTATGTCACGGCAGTCCCTTTGGCAGCAATGGGTAATGCTTAAGATTAAGTTCACCAAAGTAATAACAAAAAAAACAGCGAAAAATGAAACATGAGTTCAAGAACATGAGTGACTTGCTGGGTGGTCGTGTTATCTACACCACGCCCCCAAAGTGCGAGACCTGTGAAAACGACGCAAAGGGTGTCAACTGCGTGAAACTGATACTGGCAGGCAGTAAGCACATTTGCGTGGAGAAAGATATAGAGAACAACCCTAAGTAATAACCACAAAACAAACAAGACAATGGCAAGACAGAAAAAGACCATTATCACCGGCGTGACCCGTGAGGCCGCTGATGAAGCATTTGCAACCTATGCGAAGAGTGACGCACAGATTCAGAAAATCAATGCAGAGATAGAACTGCAGTGCGCCAAGATCCGTGAGAAGTACGCCGACAATCTGGCTACCTTGGGCGCAGAGAAGGACAAAGCCTTTGACGTGCTCCAGAGTTTCGCCACCGAGAACCAGGCAGAGTTGTTCACCAAGAAGAAGAGCCTCGACATGGCTCACGGCACTATCGGCTTCCGCACCGGCACACCGAAGTTGAAGACGCTGAAGGGCTTCACCTGGGCGAGTGCGCTGACGCTGGTGAAGAAGTTCATGCCTGGCTATGTGCGCACCAGCGAGGAAATCGCCAAGGACAAACTGCTGGCTGACCGCGAGCTGGAGGCTGTTGAGTTCATTGAGAACGACATCACCAAGAAACAGATACCGATGGGTACTGCTATGGCCGAGTGCGGTATCATGGTGACTCAGGACGAGACCTTCTATGTAGAACCCAAGAAAGAGGAGACCACCGTATGATCAAGGAAGTGACCAAACCTGAGAAAGTTGCCTTGTGCCGTGAATGTCACGGCACAGGCAAGGTCACTAAGTTGGGCTTTTCGAGGAAATGCCCTAACTGTGACGGCAGCGGCAGAGTGCTTGTGAGTTGCGAAATGAAACTCCACATCCGCCCCTATAAAGAAAGTAAGTAACCCCGATATGTCTAATCAAGCTGCATGGGACCCAAGAAGCGAAAAGGAAAAAGTTATGCGAAACGAGTAGCCGACATCAATCAGATTTACGACACCTACGTCAGAACAGGCCTCCCGAACAGGGAGATATGGAAGCGTTACGTATATCCGAAATACGGCATTTGTGAGCGCACCTTTTATAATCTGCTGAAGGCATCGTCCAATCCTCAATTTGAGGAGCGGGCGGCGCTTTCAGCAGAGGGCTTTTTGTTCCCTGAGCTATTATTCCCCGAAGATGAAGTCAGAGACCCAGGCTATTTTAAGAAGAATCCTTAAGGACATCCAAGTGGAGATGTCCGACGAGTTCGACCAGAACTTTGAGCGTGAGGCATTCTTTAGCGAGGCATGGCAGCGCAGGCGTAGCCCGATGCGTCCAGACGGTCATATCCTCGTCGATACGGGTCAGTTGCGCCGCAGCATCCAGAGCCGAACTACCGAGAACAGCATCACGTTCTATACCGACCTGCCCTACGCTGCCATTCACAATGAGGGTGGTGAGATAGTAGTGACCACACGGATGAAGAAATACTTCTGGCACAAATACTACGAGGCGACCGGCTCCTTTGGACGCAAGAAAGACGGCAGCCGGAGGAATGACAAACGGACGGTGCAACTGAGCGACGAAGCCGAGTTCTGGAAGTTTATGGCACTGAAGAAAGCCGGTACCACAATCAAGATACCGAGACGGCGGTTCTTGGGTACCAGTCCCGAAGTGGAGCAGGCTGTCCGTGCCATCATCGAGGAGAACCTGAACGGTTACATAGAGGAGGCAATCAATTTTGAGATTAAAGAACGGTAGAGCAGCGATTCAATCGCTGCACAAAAGACGAAGCATAATGAGAAAAGAAGTATATCAGATGCTCATTGAGCAACTTTCCAAACTGTATGTGACGCCAGAAGGCGATCACGTAGTAGTACAAACTGAAGACGATGTTCCTGAAGGTTGGGAACGTGCCATCAAGCACATCGACCTGTGGAACCACAACGTGGAGTTCATCGAGCAGGAAGAGAACTGGGAGCGTCCGGCGGTGTTCGTGGAGTTCCAGCCCATCCAGTGGAACGCCATACAGCCAGGAGCGGAGTACCGTGCCGAGCCCATAGTGCACCTTCATGTGGTGACTGACTGGCAGGGCAGCAGTTCTGCAGACAGTGAGTTCCGTGAACAGAGCCTGAAGGTGTTCGACTTACTGGAGGCAATACACCTGCAGTTGGCTTGCAGGAGAGGCAAGACGTTTCTGGAGTTTGACCTTGTGGGAAGCAGCACCAACCACAACCACGAGGAGATAATTGAGAACATAGAAACCTACCAGTGCGTGGCGATAAAAAGTCTGTAACGTAAGAAAAACAGCATTAGAATGAAAAAAATCCGCTACTTTTGTTGGAAGTAACGGATTTTTTTGTACTTTTGCAACATCCAATCTGCCAGGTCGGGGAGCCTTCGGGTCCGACGTGGCTTTTTTATTGGAAATCAAACGTCTTTAGTTCGAGTCCTTTTGCACTGTTGATTGCGCAAATTATATGGCGCACACAAACACCTTTCCTTGTATTGGCAACCATGTATTCATACCCCTTTGTGATTTTTTCAGGTGAGAACATGGTCGGGTCGTCGAAATAAATGCAGATGGTGTCTGCAGTTTCATGAACATCACTTCTGTTGTTGAAATCAACAAGCTGGCTATTCTTTCTGTTTATTGCGTAGCCATAATAATCTTTATTTTTAGTGATTGACTTTATATCCATACGAACACCGTCAAGAATCATATCCAGAGATGTTAACCTATTTCCATCTCTACCTTTCTTCTGCTCGTCGCAGAGTATGACGCTATGTCCGCATTTGTATAGAGCATCAACAAGTTTCTTCTCAAAGGCAAAACCTATATCTTCCCCGTCATTATGCCCGAGGTGTGTGGCTTTCAATGCACCCGTTTCAGGATTGAACTCCACCTCTTTATATCGTTTGTCTTTTGATAGTTTGTCGTAGAGTTTTTTGTTTTCCTCAATCCGTTTCAATTCAGATTTTCTTGCCTTCCCCTCAAAGCATTGGCGAACGAGTTTACATGCTGCACACATCTCATTGTCTGGTATGTATGCCAGCGTCAAGTTCCCTTTTGCAATGTCGCAGTCCCGGCATCGACGTATGGTGTATGGGTTGTAGTCCGGAATTGTCTTCTGCTCTATGCCAGGATTGAAGTGGAAGATACCCTTGGTGTCCTTACCCGTCGCCTCCTCACCGAGTGCCATTGCCTCGTCGTGTGGTGTGACGGGATATTTTGACTTGCGGACTTGTACGACTGTGCAGCGGCAGTTCCAGCCGTTGGGTGGGTAGTATTCCTGCCAGAACGGGTCAGACATCGGGAGCGTGACGCGGTCGAGTGCGGCGTGTTCCGGACGCACACGGTCGTCGTGTGCAGTACGGTACTGTAGGTTGTAGCGGTCGCCGTCCTGCTGAAATTCCTCCCATTTTGTCGCCATTGTTGCGGATGCGTGTACGAAGTTGTATTCCGCGCGGAGGTAGTTCTGGTTGTAGGTGCGGTCTATCCTTTGAACGTCGTTGAGGAACTGTTCGAATGGTTTTCTATTGCCGTTCTCGTCGATGAGAGAAGGGAATGCCTCGTTGAGTTCGTGGAACGTCTTCATGCCGGAGAAAATGTAGTTCGACCGCTGAAGACGCTGGCGCATGGCATCCGACATAGGCTCGAACTTGAAAGCGTTGTCAAGAACCTGAGCGTGTGAACTGATGAAATCCTGCACCTTGTCATTGGCCAGGATGTCTATCTGGAACTGACTTCCCTTTTGCTGGAAGAGTACTTTCATGGTGCCGGCAAACTTCTGCTCGGTAGCCGAGGTGTTAGGAATCAACCCGGCTCCCATCTTGTATATATCATCAACCCCTTTGTGTTCCCGATATGTGTCAAGATAAGCCGCCCTGAGGAACTCTTCAGGATAGACTTTCCCGGCAAGGATTCCGCTTATAAGTTCGGCGCGGAACTCTTTTCCCGACGTTGCTCCATATTTTGAAAGAATCTTTTGTACATTCTCAGCGTTGAGTTTGTCGAATCTGTCGCCGACTTGCTCATGCACGTCGCGAGGGAACAGGTGTTTTGCATAATAGTCGATCATGTGTGCGAGTTCGTGCAGTATGGCATTATCTTGAGCGACCCATCCTGTTTGTACCGCTTGTTGCTCTAATGCCCTGTACCCTCCATGTTGCTTGATATATGGATGTGTGTTGATGGTGATGGTCCCCATATCTATTTCAAAGGACATGGGTGGCCTATAGTTTGCAATGGTGACATCTTTTCCTCGTGGTTTTATTTTGGCCTCCTGCAAGCGTGGCAAATCAAAGCCTTTTCTCAGGATTACCTCCGCTGCTTCTGCCGCGTATTCCCTTGCTTCTTTGTCTTTCAACGGCTTTGCCCATTCGAGTGCCATCTTCCTGTAATCTTTTTCATCTTTATGTAAGGTTGCGATGGCATCGCAACATACGAGACCCGTGAGCAGCCGTGCATAGCGCTGGTGTAGCCCCTCATAATCGGAGGGGCTCAGTCGAAAAAAGGGTGGGCGTTGTTTTGCTGTTTTTGTTGCTCTTCTTGCTGGGGTTGCGTTGGCAACGCAACAGACTGGCCTGTGCGTCTTTCCCCGACTGGCATGTTGTATTTTTCCTTAAAATAGGCAGAATCGACCTCATAGTTGTTGAGCACCATTTCCTCGTATGCTTTCTGCTGCTCCGGTGTGTAGTCCACAGAGTAGTCCCAGTCGAAGTGGATTCCTTTGAGTGGGAAGCCATGACGTATCATGTGCGGCAGTAGTTGGTTGTTCACCATGTCACGTATGGTGTCGCAGTCCGCCTCGATGAGGTTCTGGAAGACTTCAAGGTGGGTTTCAGACTGTGAGAGGCTGGAGCCGTCCTCGATGGTCATGGTCTGCCCGATGATGAGTTTTGAGAGTTCGGAGTTAGCGCGGTCGATGCGTCGGTCATAGACGTTGAATGCGTCTCCTTTCGACGATTCTACGAATTCGAGTTCCGTTCCCTGGTCAGCGAGCATGTATCCTGCGGTTCCTGACTTTTCGAGCATGTCTTCGAGTTTGTGTCGCTCCTTCTCGTCGCGTGTAGTAGTCCGTGCTATGCGCATCGGCATACCGAATATCTCGGCAAAGGTGTCCCAGAACGCCAGGGCGTTTTTCTTGGGGATAGTCTGTGTTGCGGCTTTGAGGTAAAGCCCCAGACTGTCCGGCTGCCCAACCTCAATGAGCCAGTCGGCAAACGGTGTGTCGTGGTAGTCAATGCCGGTGTGCCAGTCCTGTCCGAGGTCAGGAACGACCCGGTGATATTCCGGAATGACATGCTTACGCGGAATGAGGCGCACCCCGTCGTATGTCTGCCGTCCGTTTATGTCGGTGGTGATGTTGCCCAGTTCTATGAGCGAGTGCCCCCAGTAGTTAGCGTCGAGCGCGAACTTCATAAGCAGTTTGAACCAGGACGTATTGAAGTAGTTTGCTGCCTCCTCGTCCTCGTCGCCATTCTCGTTGACCAGTTTGAAGGAACGGGCCATGACAAAGCCCTCGCGCTGCTGTATGCAGCCGGAGAGGTGCAAATCCACCTCCACATCGCGGTATATGTCGTATAGCCTCTGACGGTTCGGGCTATCCACGTTTATTGCCAACTGCCAGGCATTTCTCCAGTCCCCGATATCCTTTCGGGTGAGCGAGTCAGTGGTGCGCTGCAGTTCCATGACCGTCTTTTTAAATCGCTCTACGTCCTTCTTGGCCAGGCGCAGCGTTCCGTATGGAGTATGGACGAGTGTTTTGTTATTTTTCCTTTTCATATCTTTTGTTTTTATGGCAACGACATCGTCGCGGCATAGTTGACCTACCAGTTGTGTTTTAAAGGCTTCTGCGACCCGCACACAATTGTCCCTCCTATGAATTCCCCGTCTTTATCTGTTGCGTGTGGTAGATTCGGCACAATTTTCCCTGACTGAACTCCCTCCAGCCACTTGATGGCGCGTTCATAACGTTCTTTTCGTATCTCCATGCCCATCTTTTGCGGAGTTGATGCAGCCATGTGGTATAATGCGATGTCGCATGCGTACATCACTATGAGACTGTTTCTGTCTATGGTGGAGAATACGGCATTGGTGTCGAATTTTGGTCTTAGGTATGAACTTATCTCCTCTATTGCCTCATGTTCGGCATTTATTCTGTTATTCTCGCTTACCTGCGAGATAACTTTTAGTGCTTGCTCTCCTATGACTACCTTATAGTCTTGGTCTGTAATAAACATTGTTTTATATTTTTTGCTGCTATGACATCGCAGCATAGTTAATAATTAGAGTGTTATGTAAAGAGCCTTTGCTTCAAGGTCGGCAATGGTGGTACCTTTCCGGAAGACCCCACCGGCTATGAACTTTTTGAGTTCCTGCTTGGAGAGGACTTCGAGGCGTTTGTTAATGACCAGCACCATATATTTGCGGTGCGTGATATGGTGAAAGCGGTCTGCCTTCTTGACGGCGCGCTTGAAGCGGAAGCCGAAGATGATGTCTTTGATGAGTTGGAACATATTACCATTGGTTTTTGGAGGTCGGGCGCTTGCCGAACCTCGGTGAATAAATCTGTTGTCTTGTATTTCTCTGCAGAATCCAGATGGCACCCTCGTCGGCATCGGGCGCGTCGTCGTTCCCGGACATACCCTTCTCGAATGCCAGCAGCTGCTCCAGTCCGGCTTGCATATCTGGGTCTTCCTTCTGTGCCTGGTCGTAGAACACGAAGCCACGTTCCCAGAGCGGACTGATGGCCTCGATGCGCTGGAACTTGTCCGGCTTCTTGCGCGTGTCGCCCGTGATGGGCAGTTGGTAGCCACGCAGATTGCCCTCCTCAGTGAAGTCGTCGAGTATCATATCCTGCATGAATGAGGCCTCCATCGCAAAGCGTATGGCAATACCTACTTCCTGGCTCCACTCGTAGAGGTCGTAACACCAACGCACCAGTTCTGCTACCGATGCCTTGCGCACGAAAGCGCGGAGGTGCCAGAGTTCCGTCTTGCGCTTAGCCCATAGTTTGGCCGCCTTGGTGTCGTTGGTCTTCTTGCTTTTCCAGGACGGGTCGATATAGAGGACAAATTCGGTAAAGTCCTTCCATGCCGGACGCTTCGCCCATTTGATCCATTCCTGCCTGAAGACAGTGCCCTCCACTATAGGGTTGTGCATCATCTCCTTGTTCCAGGCACGATAGCCCACGAACTCCATGTACTCACGAGCCTCCTCCTTGGTCCATTTTTCTTTCCATACGGGGTTGCCCTCATTGTCAACGGCATATACCGTTGAGACGTGGACGCCCTTTGTAGCGCATATATTCGCCAGGACGGAAGTCTTGGAGATGAGGTTGCCGACCATGAGGAAGCGGCCACGTCCTACATCCAGAGCACCGAAAAGTGCCTCTTTCACCCAGTCGGTGAGTTCGCGGACACGCCGCTCGTTACGGCAAAGTTCGTCGTCGTCGAGGTCGTCGATGACGATATAGTCAGGACGCGACTCACGCTTACGGAGACCACGTGGCGACTGCCCACGGCCACAAGCCAGGAAATACACCCCGTCCTTGGTGGTGAACTCACCCTCCGTCCAGTTGCCGAGCGTCATTTGTTTGCCGAAGTCGGCAATGATGCGCTTGTTATACTGGAGTTCCGCCTGAATGTCGCCCAGCAGTCGGTCGGCGGAGTCCTCAGACTTGCCGACAATCACCATGAAATTGATGAGCCGCTTCGGCTGGAACATCAACCAGAGCGGCATGAAGATGTCGAAGTGTGTGGACTTGGCGTGACCGCGTGGCCACTTGAAGACCGCCTTCAGGTTCGGCGTGTTCTTTACAAGGCGGGCTGCCGCATTGTGGAACGGCGCATTGTGGATGGTGCGTATTGCTTCGCCCGTCACCTTGTCACGGAGTGTGAGGAAATGCGGAAAGTAATACTCACAGAAAGCGGCATAGTCTTTCTGGAGGCGGCGTATGCGCTGCTCCTTCTGGGTGGCATTCTCGCGGACGAGACTTTTCGTGTCGGTCAGGTTCTGGATTTGCCGGCAATGCTCCCTCCACTCCTCCTGGATTTTCTTGAATTCTCTGATTGTGGACATTGCGTTTTCTCTTTAGTAGTTGCGTTGGCAACGCAACATACGGGACTATACGAGACTATAACTGAGAAGGTGAGGACATCTTTTCCATGAGGAACTTGTTCTGGTACTTGTTGATGGCCTTGATAAGTTCCGGCGTGATGTCCGGATCGTAGCAAGCCTGGTCCTGAATCCACCGGTTGAATGCCATGAAGACCTCGATGGCATCGATGACGTTTGCCTTCTTGTCGAGTTTCTCGATCGTTGACGAGAGTTTCGACAGTTTGTCGGCGAGTGCCCCGATAGCCTCAGGGTCTCCAGACTCGTTGACCTGTGCAATGAGATTGTCGATTGCGAGGAGCAACTTGTTGACCAGTTCAGGGCGTGAGATATTCTTTGCTGCACGCGCCTCCTTCCATCCGTCGGTGCTGCACCACTTAGAGACAGACTGCCTTGACACGCCCAACTGGTCGGCAATCTCCGTCAGTTCCATGCCGGACATGTACAGTGACCGTCCGAGCTGTTTCTTTCTTTCAATTTCTGCCTTTGTCATAAAAACGTTTTTATTAATGGAGTTGAAAATTAACTCTGTTGAATATCGGCTGCACCTCAGCATAAGTGCGAGCACTTCTGCATTCGGTTTGCTCGATATTTGATGCAAAGGTGGTTATTTTCAGTCGGTCAGAGAAAAAAGTGTGAAATGGTTTCATAGAAGTGTGCAACCGTTTCACACTTTTTTTGTGGGGTCGATTAAAGGACACAATTTTGCAGCAAAAACAATCGCAGCTGTGCGTTTCCGCACAGCATAAAGAACGAAAAAATGAGCAAGACAAAAAGAGTAAGAATCAGCAACGAGAGCCTGAACAGCTACGGCACGAGGGTACTGACCGCCGGCATGAACGTGGAACAGTACAACCGCAACCCTGTACTGTTGTATATGCACGAGCGCGGTCAGGTAATCGGCTATGTGAAAGACTTGAAGGTGGAAGGTGACGAGGTGACCGGTGAACTGATGTTTGACGAGGCCACGGAACTGAGCCAGCGCTGCAAAAAGCAGTGGGAGTTCGGCAGTCTTAAGATGGTGAGTGCCGGTATCGACATTCTGGAACTGAGCGAAGACCCGAAGCACCTGGTGCAGGGTCAGACCAGTCCGACCATCAGCAAGAGCAAACTGTTTGAGGTGTCGCTTGTTGACATTGGCGCGAATGACGATGCCATCGTGCTGCAGAAGGACGGCAAGCGCATAGAGTTAGGCAAAGACGGCGGTGTAGAGTTGCCGCTGCTGCATAGTAATAACAACAAAAATCAAAAACCAAAGCAAATGGATCAAGAGAAGTTAGCCCTCCAATTGGGCTTGCCTAAGGATGCCGACGAAGCGACCATCAACGCGAAGCTGGCAAAGCTGCAGGCTGACGGTGCGGAGGCTGAGACCCTGCGCCAGGAACGCGACACGCTGCGTGCCGCCCGTATTGAAACCCTTGTGAACGCTGCCATTGCCGAGAAGAAGATCGGTGAGGACAAGAAGCAGCAGTTCCTGGACCTCGGCAAGAAAATCGGTGCCGACGAGTTGAAGCAGACCTTCGACGCCATGTCGCCTCAGGTGAAACTGAGCGACATCGTGACAGGTGGCGTTGCCCCAGCCGGTGGCCATGCCGAGTACAAGAAACTGAGCGACGTGCCGAGCGACGAGTTGTCGAAGATGCGTGAGCAGAACTCGGCGCAGTACAAGAAACTGTACAAGGCCGAGTACGGTATTGAGTGTGAAATTTAGTTTGCGTTGGCATCGCAACATACAGAACAAATTATTACATCAATAAAAAGAAAGAACATGAAAAGACTTTTAGGAATGATTGCAGCGGTTCTTGTGAACTGCTTGATGGGCAGCATCTTTGCTGCCGTGGTCGGCGTTGACCCCGCCGTGGGTGCCGTCGGCCTGAATGTGCTTGCCGCCACCGTCGGCAACGTAGTCCCTGCGGGTGCCTTAAGTGCCGGTGTCTATACCGAGATCTGGACGGGCGAACTGGTTAAGCATCTGCGTCGTGGTCTGGAAGCCACATGGCTTGACGGCATCCCCGACAGTTCGAGTATCGTGAACAACGACGTGATTCACCTTGTGGAGGTAGGCGTTGACCCTGACGTGCTGATCAACAACACGACCTATCCTATCCCCCTGCAGGCACTGGATGACCAGGACATAGCCATCTCACTTGACAAGTTCCAGACGAAGGTGACCCCTGTGACCGATGACGAACTCTATGCCATCAGTTACGACAAGATGTCGCGTGTGAAGGAGAGCCACGGCAATAGCATCACCGACTCGAAGTTTGCGAAGGCCGCCCATGCGTTGTGTGCGCAGCAGAATACTGCCAAGACCCCAGTACTGGTGACCACCGGTGCCCGTGACGCAGAAACCGGCCGTCTGAAGTTGTGCATGCAGGACATTATCAATCTGAAGAAGGCGCTTGACAAATTGAAGGTTCCTACAGCAGGCCGTCGTCTTGTACTATGTACCGACCATGTGAACGACCTGTTGGAGACAGACCAGCGTTTCAAGGAACAATACAATATCAACCGTGGGGAAGGTACAGTAGGCCGTCAGTATGGCTTTGACATCTATGAGTTTGCAAACAACCCACTGTACACCACCGCCGGTCAGAAGAAAGCCGTCGGTGCGACAGCCGAGACAGGTGAGTTCCAGTGCTCGTTCGCCTTCTACGTTCCCCGTGTGTTCAAGGCCACCGGTTCTACGAAGATGTACTACAGCGAGGCAAGCACCGACCCGGAGTACCAGCGCAACAAGATCAACTTCCGTCACTACTTCATTTGCATGCCCAAGAAGGCCGATGCCGGCGGCGTGATTAGGAGCGGCTATCAGGCTACTGCAGCATCTATTCCTGAAGGATAAGTAAACAGAAGTTAAACCCGTAAAAACAGAAAGAAATGAAACTGATTGTAAAGAACACATTTCGTGACAAGACCGACCATGTGACGGTCTATGAGCCAGAGACCATTCTGGAAGTGAAGGACAAGGAACGTGCTGCCGACCTCGTTAAGCGTGGTCTTTGCGCCGAGTATAAGGGCAAGAAGGCTGCCACCGTGACCCTTGGCGAGGAAACCCCTGAGGTTCCTGCGGAGGATGTTCCTGAGACTCCTGCAGAGACCCCTGCGGAAGGTGAGAAGCCTAAAAGCGAGAAGCAATGAGCAAGCCCCTGCAATATCTTGTAATCCACTGCACAGCCACGCGCGAAGGCCGTGAAGTGAAAAGCAGTGAGATTCGCCATTGGCACACAGACCCTGTGTCGAAGGGTGGTCGTGGCTGGAAGCAGGTGGGTTACACAGATATGATACACTTGGACGGCAAGGTGGAGCGTCTGGTGAAGAACAACGAGGATGCCTTAGTGGACCCTTGGGAAATCACCAACGGAGCAGTGGGCTACAATGCCATCAGCCGCCACGTGGTGTATGTCGGAGGTCTGGCCGTTGACGGTCAGACTCCGAAAGACACCCGGACTGCGGCACAGAAAGCGGCATTGAAAGCCTACGTGCTGGACTTCCACAAGCGTTTCCCGGAAGTGAAGATCATCGGCCACAGGGAGGTCGCCAACAAGGCCTGTCCAAGTTTCGACGTTCAGAAGTGGCTGAAAGAGATAGGGATTAACCAATAGGGCTGCGATGTCATCGCAGCATACATGACAAGAACTATATATGGAAATGGAACTCAGTGAAATCCTCAATGTTGTTTTGGGCGGTAGCCTTGTCGGTGCGATTATCAGCATCGTGACCATCCGCAGTGCTTTGAAGAAAGCCCGTGCGGAGGCAGAGAAGGCTCTGGCCGAAAGCGACACGGTGAAGATAACAAACACTGAGCAAGCCACCCGTATATTGGTTGAGAACATTGTTAACCCATTAGTGGAGGAACTGAATGAAACGAGAAAAGAGATTGCCGCCAACCGTCGTGAGACAGCCCGTCTCAGGAAAGCCATTGACGGTGCTAACAGTTGCGATTATCGTGACGAGTGCCCTGTTCTTGACAGGATGCGCAACACCCCGAAAGAGCGTGACGGAGGCAAAGGAAGAGCAAGTATCGGAAACCATCCGCACGGACAGCGCGGCTCGCCTGGTGCTGGACAGCGTAAGCGAGGTGGTGGAGGTACGGACGGAGCCGGTGAAGGTGCCGATGTCGGCGGTGAGCCTGACGATAGCGACGGACAGCCTCCGTAGCCTCCCGTCAGGGGCAAGTTACAGCGAGCGCAGCGGTCAGGCGAGCGTGAAGGTATCACGCAAGGCGGCAACGGCGACCGAGCCCGAGTACATTTATGTGTACGCATCCTGCGACAGTCTGGAACTGCAATGCGAGCGATATGAGCGAACTATCCGTAACCTGCACAGAGAGTATGGCGAGCGTCTAAATGAGATGCAGGGTCGTTTGTCGGCCACGTCGTATGAACTGGAGGAGGTGAAGGAAGAGTCTCCTAACCCCATTGGAATGGCATTGAAATGGTGTTTTTACGGACTTTTGTCCGGTATATTAGCAACAATCATCTTTA